TCCTATAAAACCCTTAAAAAAATCGTGATATATAATTCTTAATTTTGTTAATCCATGATACTTTTCTAATAACTCATTTAATGAAACTTCTTGTGTTATAGGAAGTTTTAATCTTAATCTTTTCATAGTTGGTATTTCATTTACCATATTATTTAAATACTCTAATTTATTATTATCTATAGGTTTTAGATCTAATATAGAATTTATTAAAATATATTTAAAAATATTATTTTCTACTATACCAATATACTCTGGTGTTATCCATTGTATAAATACTATTCGATCAATTAAATTATATACATTAATAATTACATAATTATCAACAAATACAAATAATTTCTCATACATTTTATCTTTATTAATTTAATAAAGATAAAATATTTTAATTAATACTTTTTATAATGAACTTTTACCAGTTTCTAATATTGGAACTCCATCCACTGTTACTCTTGTAGTTAATATATTTTTATCCTCATTTGGATTAATAAATGTTGATACTGTATTATAAGTTGTCTCTGAGTTATTATAAGTTCCTCCGCTAAATGGATTGTCTATAGTAGTTGTTGAAGGGGTTGTATAAGATTCTTTAATATGAGAATAATAAAAGATTGATAAAATAAATAAAACTATAAATAATTTATGCATTTTATATTAAATACAGAATAAAATATTTAATTTAAATTTTTTGTTGAGAAATTAATATTTTTACAATAATATTCATTTTTATAAGTAACTAATCCTGGCATTTTTGTAGTTTTAACATCTTCTAACCTACAATATATTGTATCTTCTAAATTATTATATACTTTGTTGTAAATCCATTTTATAGAATCATATAAATCATCTTTATTTTCATTTAATAATTTATATTCAAGAATTGTATGAGCACTTGTAGAATCTTTTAAATGAAACCAATAATGAAGATATTCTTTAGATAAATTAGGTATACAATGATTTAATATTGATTGATTTCCCATTCTATTTCTACCAATATAAATTTTAATATCTTTACTAAAATCTACAGTAAACCAATCTTTGTGTCTAAAAGAGATTGTTGCTCCTTTAGGTAATAATAATTGAATTGTTGAAAAATTATTATTCTTCATTTTAATAATAATTTTTAATTATTTAAATCTATTTAGTATTTAATATTTTGGAATAGGAGGAAGTTTACTGTAATCTTTTGAATAAATAAAGTTTTTTGTTGTTTCTCTTAATTTTTTTAATCTATGATAAAATCCGCAAACTTCTTTATCTTCTTCTACTAGATAAAACATATATTTTTTATCTTCTTTAGTTGATCTTTTTAAAACAGTTTTAAAAAATCATTCATATTTATATCCTATTTCTTTATTATAACGATATGACATATATTCATGTCTATCAAAATATTTTAAAGGAATATAGCAATATGATTTATGTTTTGAAAAATCAAAATATTTTATTATCATTCTTAATATATTTGTATAATCTTTATTAATATTTTTATTAAAATCAGTCCTAAAAATATATTCTGCTACATTTTTAACAATATCTTCTACTTGTTGTATATAACAATTATATTCAATATACGAAAATATTTTACCCCCACTATTTAAATAAAGATTTACTAAATCTTCTTTGTTATTTAGTATAAAATATTCTATTAAATACATATAATTATAGGAATAATTAAATACCATATTTAATGTAAAATATTTATCAAATTTAATATCATTTTCAATATAATATTTTTTTAAATCTTCATTTGAAATTTTACTAGTTATTACAAGTAATACATTTTCATTTATTATTTCATCAATTATTTTTTTTATTTGTTTTTTTATAAATATCTTATCTATTATATGGATATTATCAGAATATTTTTCAGAAAAATTATAAATTAAATCTATTTGTTGATTTAACCTTTTAATAACTTTTTTTGGAAGAACTTCGTTTATTTTTTCTTTTATTTCTGTATTTAGAATAACCATTCTTATTATTATACAATATTTTATTTTTAAATTTTTTTTCTTACTATTTTTCTTAAAATTTTCCTTTATTTAATAAATCATATTCTAAAGGAGGATTAAAACATATAGAAGAATTTGCATTATCAGGATCTATATTGTTAGAACGTAATTTAAAATATATTTAAGAAAATATTTTAAATTAATATAATTATTTAGTATTTAATATTTTATTAACACAATTATTCCATTCTTTTTTAAATACAAAAGAGATATGTCGATCTTTATCTTTTTGATCAGTACTTATCTCATCTATATTTACCCATTTTATTATTTCTACTTCTGCTTGATCTAACGTATACTTAAATGGATAATTCTCATCTACATCATGTATAATATACATTGTTATTTTCTTTACAGAATGTCTTTTTATATGCTTTATAGGAACTATTATCTCTATCTTTTTATCTTCTGATATTAAATCTTTGCAGTCAAATCCCACTTCTTCCCAAGTTTCTCTTATAGCACACTCCATAGGAGTTTCATTATTTTCAACTTTTCCTTTTGGAAAATCAAACTTACCATATTTTGATCTTATAAATAAAATCTTTGTTTTTTCCTTATTTACTAAAAAACACCCAGCCGATGGTATAGAATCTAAATTAAATTTAGCAGTATCATGCATTTTATAAAAATAAATTTTCAACGACTTGAACATATGAAAATTGTAAAAACAAAATTTAATAAAATGCATACAATTACATTCAAACTCATACGCAGAATATCCTTCTTTTATTCTTTTAAAAGCATAGTTATCCAAATAATTCCAAAATACTGTTTGCAATTTCATAAATATATTTATAGCCAAATCATCTGGAAATACAAATATTCTATTCATCTCTCTTAATACTTGATCAATATGTTTATTCTCTTTTCTTGCTTTAAATTCAACATCATTTATACTATTAACAATGTTACTTATATCTTTTTCAATATTTGCTTTTACTAATTCTAAATATACATATTTTTTTATATTTATATACTCATCTTTATCACAATCTATTATCATTAATGTATATATTATACATATCTAAGATATTTTTTAAATTCTATAAAATTAAAATTATTTTTTTTCTTTTATTATTCTTAAAATGGACAACTTATGTAACAAACTTAACTGTCTCCATGAAAATATCATTTTTCCTAATAATGATCGTTTTAATAAATCTTTTATCAACTGCTCTTCCGACTGTATTAACATCTCAAAATACATCATTGAAAAATCCCTTGGATACATCTACGATGATGATATCTTCGAAAATGACCCTATCCAAGAAATTGAAATAGAATCCGACAATGAATCCATTATCGCTTCTAACTTCTCTAACATCTCTATCGAACTTAAACTTATTAGAAAATATATCCCTACTAACTTCTCTAAATACTCTAAATATGACACCATCATTCTTTACTCTAAAGACTCTGAAACTTTTACCACTGAATCCACTATTGATCTCTCTGACCTCTCTTTATACGAAAAACTTATCACCCTTGAAGACATCATTAAACATAATCCTTATATTCCTTATTATTTTGTTATCAATGTAAATTTTTCTGTTGAAGATGACCTCTTTATTTACTCTTATGATGACTATCCTGTAAAGTTTTATAGAAATATTCAAATGTACTCTGATGACAACCCTGAAGACTTCAGAGTTTGGCTTTATAAAAATTGGAGAATCAATCACACTTATCTCGACGATGAAGACCTTTATAACTACTCTTTACAAAGTATAGCAATTCCTCTTATATATATTCCTCATAATCCCTCTAAATTAAATTGCGTAGTTAGCGAAGAACAAATCGAAAAACCTCTTCTTTTAAAAATTAATAATAATTTTATTTGCACTCCAGCTGACAAATTTCATTCTTATCTACAAAATCAATTTAAAATGGACTATGTTCTTCTTCCTCCTATTGTAAATATCAACATTCAATCTAATTGTTTTGACCCCATAATGTTAGACGAAGTAAAAAGTCAAGACTTTGTTATCGAAAACCCTTTTAATAACTTTATTTTTTATATTAATAATCAAGGTTTTTGTTATTTTAAAGATAAACTCTTACTTGATCTCCAAAACTTATCTAACCTTTTCTTTGAATGTCAAGGTTATGGTTCTCGTGGTAATAGAACTCTTCTTCAAGATGTAGACTATACTAAAAAAGAACCAGACTTTTTTCTTCTTAAAGGTCTTGGTACTTTCTTAATTCCTTACTCTCAAAGAAACATCATCTTTCAATCTAAAGCTTTCGAATTTGACATCATATCTACAAACAAACAAAGTCTTCCTCTTCACTCTGTTGATGCAAAAATAAACGAAGATCTTGTTAGCGCAAAACACTGCAGAGAATATGACTCTTCTACTATTTATACTATTGTTCCAAGACCTTTGTCAGGAGAATCTTATAAAATTCCATATAACAGCATTAAAACATTATTATCCTTAAATAATATCTACAAAATTAATGTTTTTAATATTGAAAAAATATCAAATGAGTTTTATGGTTTTATTCCTTTAGACAAAAATGGTAATTCAGATAAATCTTTTCTCGCATTTTTATCAAATAGTATTGATAAAGATCATATTAGTGAAATTTATTCAAGTATAGATCTTCATTTTATAGAAGAACAAAACGATGAAGTTGATATGTACATCAACGATGAAGATCAAGAAATGGAAGATTTTTCTTAAGAAAAATCCCTAAACGATTAATTTTATTATTACTTAAAATAAGTTAAGTAATAATAATAATGATTATAATAAATTAATAAACTAAATAATCTTCATTTGATGTATCTGAATAAATAGATTCTTCTTGTAAAAGTTTTCTTTTTCCACGAACCCAAATAATATCATCTCTTAAAAAACATTTAAATTTATTATCTTCAATACCTTTGATATATTTTTCGCTAGATTCTGTAACTCTAACTTTTCTAATAAAATTAGACTTACTTTTTAAACTATTATAAAAAAAATAAACTGTTATATCAAGATTATATTTAATCATTTTAATTAATTAACTATTTTGATAATTAATTAAAAATCAATTAATTTTACGAGTCGATCTTTAAAAATATCTAAGAAATGCTTTTGGTGTTGATGTTGAACTACCTCCAAATTTAGACATAAATTTAAGAACAGCAAGTATTATAAGCATAACACCTAAACCGTAAGAAGATTTTTGAGAATTTTTAACTTTTGATTTTGTTGAATCATCAGTTATTTTATCAGTATCAACACCCATTAAACTAAAAATAATAATAGCAGTTAATATAAAAGTTACTAACATAAATGCTATTTCTCCATAATCCATAGCTGACATTGATTTTACTTTTTCTTTCATAGCGTCCATTTTATTTTTTATTCTATTAAAAGAAAAAAAAATAAAATTTAAATAATTTAAAATTTTTTATATATACTCTAACAAACAATTTTCTAAAACATCTTTTGGTATTATATGTAACCATTCATTCTCTTTATTTGCAATTGTTAATACTACATCTTTTACTTCTTTTCTCATTTCATTTACTATATTTTTTTTATATTTAACCACTGTTTTTAATCTATCAACCACTCCTTTATACTCTATATTAACATCAAACTCTATATTAAATAATGCATCTCTCCAAAATTTATCATCCAAATTTATTTTTTTATAATATATGCTTATAATAAATATTAACTCTTGTGATAAATTTTCTCTTTCTTTTTCAACTAAATATTTTAATATATTAACTGGATAATAATTTGTATCTAGTTGTAATTTTAAATAATAAATTTGTTCTTTATAATCTATTTTATCGTTCAAATATTGAAAACATTTTACACTATCAAATATAAAACATTCTGCAATAAACTTTACTGTATATTGTATCGAATCTTTCATAAATATATTAATTAAATATTTAAAACATTCTAAACTATCACACATTGTTGCTATATGAGTTAAATAAGAAATAATAGTTTTAATTTTATCATGACATTTTTTTAACAAGTTTACTTTATCATATTTTATAAGTTCTCCATAAAACCAATAATGAAATCTTAAATTATTTATATTAATATTTTCTTTAATAAAATCACTATTTAAATTTTGTTGCAATATAATATTATTAATAATATTATTTAAATATTCTTCATTATTTTCAATAATTTGTTTTGTTATCCGATCCTGTATCGGTATCCGATCCTGCATTTTTTATTAAATAAGATAATTTATTTAATAAAAATCAATTAATAATTAAACTACTGTTAATCCGTATTTATCTGCAATTTTACGTTCTGCAAATCTTCTTTCACTGTCGCTTAATTTACGATTAAAAATCGCTACAAATGCTACATTCCAATTACTTGGTTCACTATCTTTAAATTGTCCTTGATTAATAGTTAAACGTGTACTAGATGTAATAGGGTCTGTATTATTACCCATTTGAGTACCATTATAATAATATGCATTAGCAACATCTGAACTTAAAAACCAATTATTAGGATCGGCACCAGGAGCATTAG